AACTGCAGATGACGTTCGACAGTTTTTTTTCATAGGTGTTTTCACTTACCGGGCCAGATCATTTTCCTGATATCTGAGCGTTGTAAGCTTGAAGCAACGCAACATTTTTAGAAAATCTTTTCCGCGCCATGCCTCGTCATACCTCGCCACGCCACTTGACATTAATCGAAGCTTTCAAAATAACGATAATCGTGAATTTACCAAACTTTGTTTGATGGTGTCTTTAAGTGGTTTATTCGGAATACCGGGATTGAAAATACGCTTCAATGGGTCTTTACTTTTCCCCCACATGCTAGTGAATCCTGATGGGAGACCCGGAATATGCCCCGCGTCAACACCTATACCCCGCTCGCGGAACGCGGTCTGCTCGCGCTTGATCTCGCGATCATCCTGGCGGGCAGCCAGTCGAACCTGGCGCAAACGCTCGGTATCACCGTGCGCATGATCTCGCAGTGGAAGAAACGCGAACGCTACGTTCCCGTGCAATACGTCACGCGGGTCTGCGCCGTGTGCAGTCATCCGAAGATCACGCCCTATACGCTGCGTCCCGATCTCGCCGCGGACTGGCAGAGGCTCGGTCCGATGCTGGCGAAGTGTGGCGCGGGCCACGCGCGGACCAGCCCGCTCGATCCGTTCGAGGTCGATGCCGAGCAGGCCATGATGCCGCCGCCACCGCGAGGCAAGCGCACCGGCCGCCCCGTGCATTCGCTTGCGCGCCGCATCGCCGAGCAGCTTCAGGCCGAACGCGCGGCAGCTGAACGTTCGGGAGCGACCGCATGAACGCGAGCACTGACCGGATCGTGGCCGCCGATGGGCGCATCTAACGGGGTACGCCATGCAGCAGCGCATTCGAACCGTGAAGCCGTCCCTGTTTCAGCATAGCGGGCTGTTCGATGCCGAGCATGACACTGGCCTGCCGCTTCGTCTGGCCTACGTGGGCCTGTTCACCTGCTGTGACCGTGAAGGCCGCTTCAAGTGGGATGAACGCGAACTGAAGCTGCATATCCTGCCCTGGGATGACCTCGATTTTTCACGCGTGCTCGACGCGTTGGTCACGCGTGGTTTCGTGATGGACTACGCGTCAGAGACGGGTGAAAGGTACGGTGTGATACCCACGTTTTGCAAGCATCAGGTCATCAACAACCGCGAGAGTTCATCCGAACTACCCGCGCCACCGGAAACCCTTGCTGACAAAGGATCAGCGACGCGTGAACCACGCGTGCCCCACGCGACACCCACGCCGACAAAGCGGAAGGGAAAGGAAAGGAAGGGAAGTAAACCTAAAACCTTAACCCCTCTGCGTACTTCGTACGCAGCGTCCCCCTTGCCCGCAGATGGCGACGAACTGCCCGAGGGAACACCGGACGTCGAGACGATTTTCCGCTTCTGGCAGCAGCGCATGCTGTCGCCCAACTCGCGCCTCGATGGCAAACGCCGAAAGCTGATCGCCGACGCGATGGCCCGCTATGCGCCGCGCGAGGTGTGCCGCGCCATCCGCGGCTGCTCGCGCGACCCGTGGCACATGGGCGAGAACGAGCGCGGCCGGAAGTTCAACTCGCTCGAACTGATCCTGCGCGACGCGAAGCACATCGAGGACTTCATCGAATTCGACACGAACCCGCCTGCGCCGCCGCCCCCGAACGGCCACGCGCCGAAAGGCGAAACGCTGCACGAGGCGCGCCGGCGTACCGCCAGGGCGTTCGGCGTCGCGCCGCAAACGGGCGATGTGTTCGACGTGCCACCGGAGGACTGCCATGTCATCGGCCCAAAGCACTGAATCGCGCGGCGCGTGGCTGTGGCGAAAGATGTCCGCGATCTACGGCTCGAAGTTTCTCGACCTGTGGGCCAACGTCGATCCGCATGACGTCCAGGCCGAGTGGACCACGGCGCTACACGGCATGTCGCGCGAGGATCTGCAGCGCGGCATCAGCGCGCTCTACCGCACGCGCTATGCGCCGACCCTGCCCGAGTTCGTCGAGCTATGCGTGCCGCCACGTCCGGTACCGCTCGCGCACCAGTACCGCCTCGAGGAGGCTGTCGAGCGCACCGACAGCCCGACCGCCCGCGCGAAACTCGCCCGCATCGCCGGCACCATCACGCTGCACAACCAGCCCGGCATCGAATGGGCGCAACGCATTGTCGAGAAGTCGAAAACCGAAGCCGTCCCGGCGATGAAGCTGGCGATGGCGAGAGAAGCCATCCGAAACTTCGAAACGCTCAACCCGCTCGAACCGCGCGAGCCTGGCTGCGATGACGAGGAAGTTGCGGACGCAACCAGTCGGAGACACGTGTGAAAATCGAGTTCACCATCCTCGGCGAACCTGCCTCAAAAGCGAACTCGCGCGAGATCGGCGTGATCCGCAGGCGTGGCGAGGATGGCAAGTTGCGTACGCAACCAATGCTGCGCAAGAGCGACAAGGCACTCGCCTACGAACGCGCCACGCTCAGGCAGGTCCCGCCGAAGGCACGTGTCCGGCTTGAGGGACCCGTGCGCCTGATCATCCGCATCTGGTACGCGACCGAACGGCCCGACCTCGACGAGAGCGTGATCCTCGACTGCCTTCAGGACCGGCACGCATGGGTGAAACACGGCACGGGCGAAAAGCGCGTGCTCGTGCATCGTGGCGTGTACCGCAACGACCGGCAGGTACGGCAGAAATTCATCCTTCACGGCATCGACCGCGTGAACCCGCGGGCCCATGTCATCGTGGAACCGTTGCAGGCGCAACAGATGGCGCTTGCCCTTGAACCCGGCTTTGATCCGCTTGAACTGACCGCATGAACCTTCACCATCCCCTCATGAAACAGACTCTCGCGATGCGCCAGCATCTCGCACACGACAACACGCGCCTGCGCGCCGCGCTGACGACCATCGCAGACATGGCCGAACACAGCCCGAGCGCGATGACCATGAACGACATCGCCCGCATTGCGCGCTCGGCACTGGTCGCGATACCGCGCGAGAATCCGCTGCTTCGCCATCCCGAACAACCGGGCGGGATCGAATCATGACCTTCGCCGCCGCCCATCAGGTCACGCTCGATACCTCCGAGTGCTGCAAGTGCGGCGTGACGTTCGCCTTTCCATGGTCGCTCATGCGCAGGCTGCGCGAGAACGGTGGCACGTTCTACTGTCCATCCGGCCATGCGCAGCACTTCACCGTGACCGAAGCGGACCGCCTGCGCAAGCTGCTCGAAGAAGCCAACCGCAGCAAGACCCGGCTGGTGGACGACTATGCGCAACTTCAGCGCGAACACCGACGCCTGCAAAAACGCGTGTCGGCCGGTGTGTGCCCGTGCTGCAACCGGACTTTCACCAACCTCGCGCGTCACATCGCATCGAAACACAGGGAACTCACGCCATGATCACCGTCTCGCTTGTTCTCATGATCGTCGCACTGGTGCTGTTCGCGCTCGCCGCGTTCAACGTTGCAGTGCCGCCGCGTTTCAACCTCACCGCTGCGGGACTGGCCTTCTGGCTGCTGTCGGTGCTGCTCGGTCACTTCGTGGTCGGGTGAACGCCATGAGCCATCGTTGCGCGTGGCCCGGTTGCGAGCGCACCGTCTCGCGTTCGATGTGGGGCTGTCGCGAGCACTGGTACCGTCTGCCGAACAACCTGCGCGCATGGATCGGCCGCGCGTACCGCATCGGCATCGACAACGGCACGCATCCGACGCCCAGCTGGTGCAAGGCGCACACGGCCGCGCTCGCGTGGATCGAGCAGCACGGGCAGGCCAGCCAGGATCATTCGCCATGCTGAACCCGATCTTCGCGGACACGACCGTGGCGCTGCACATGAGTTACGCGATACGGGCCACGCGCGCGACCGCGCCGACGTCCATGCGCCGCATGCTGCTGATGCTCATGGAGTCCGCCCAGATGATGAACCGCCAGCAGACCGGCTGGCTTGAACGCCTGATCGGCCAGCGTTCGCGACTGGTGGACTTCGGCAGTCTGAACGCGGTCGAGATCCATGCACAGGCGGTCATGATCACGGAAGCCGTCCGTCACCGGCTGCCCGAGCCCGAAGCGTTCGCGCTGATCGCGCGCTTCGCCCAGGACATCGAAAAGAGCGCCGGTGTCTACGGCGTGACGGACTATCTGCTGGTTTCCGGTTCGCCTGTCGGCAACCGCGAAGCCGTGACTGATCTCGTCTGGCGTCGCTACCTGCCGCGCCAGTATCGGGGCGGCTATTCGATCCGCGACATCGAGTACCGCACGCACGTCGCCCGGTCCACGCTCGGACGTGCCGCGCAGTGGCTCGATGACGAATGCGACGGGCTCGAACTGTCGGCGCTGCGCCGTCTCGAACAGACGTTCGTACCGCATGGCGTGTGCGGCGCGCTCGTGATGCAAGCCTGACCGTGCTTGTAATCTGGGACAAACGTACTAGAATTTTCGCCAGACACTGACGAATCCTGCTGGTAGCACGAAACACCTGTCATAAGCTGGCCGCGCATGGCCAAAGCGCAGTACCCGAAAGCCCCATACGGCACGTTCCGTATCGGGGCTTTCGGCTTTTCTGGAGCCGCGAACGATGGGACGCTGGGCGCACCTGTATGCACTGCCGCAGTGGAAACGGCTGCGTGCGCTGCATCTGCGCGAGCACCCGCTGTGCGTGATGTGCATGGAAGCCGGCGATTGCGAACGCGCCACCATCGTCGACCACAAGCGTCCACACCGTGGCGACATGCGCCTGTTCCTCGATCCGGCCAATCTGCAATCGCTGTGCAAGCCGCATCACGATTCGTCCAAGCAGTGGGAAGAGAACCGCGGCATGTCGGGCGGCTGCGATGCGGACGGCAATCCGCTCGACGAACGTCATCCGTGGAATAGCAACCGCAAGAGGGTTACGTCATGAACCTGCTGTACGGCCAGCACGCGCCGCTGCTCACGGGCACGCGCAACCAGTGTCCATCGTGCGGAGAACTGTTCGCCTCGTTCGATTCGTTCGATGCCCATCGCGCCGGCCGGTACGGTTCGCCAGGCGGCATGCACCGCTACTGCCTCGCACCGGATGCGATGCGCCGCGCTGGCATGACGCCCGATGTTGCTGGCTTCTGGACGGCCGGTACGCACGCATCGTGTGATCGCGCGACGGCGCCGGCTGACCGTGCCGACACCTCGCACGCCGGCGGGTGTGCCGGCCACGCGCACCGGTTCGCGCTGGCGATTCCGCGCGCCGGCTGACCGCCCGCGCTGCCGTGTCTGCATCGATGCCGGGCTGGCTTGCCAGCATCGCGCAGGACGGCTTCGCGAGGGTTCGCCCTTGTGCCTGGCAACCGCGCCCGTCGAGACGTTCCGGCGCGCGCGCCGAGGCCCTCTCGCAAAAAGATGGCGGCACGCAGGGGCGGGAAAAAAGTCAGGGGCGCGAGGACCGGACACCCCGCGCGATGGTTTTTTCTCAAGAGCGCAGTTCAACAAGTGGGGGCCGAACAGCCATGGGACGTAACGCAACGCGACGCGCACCACGCGTGCCGGCTGCCGACGCGGTCGGCGCAGTCGGCGCAGACAGCGCGCCGGGATCACCAGAATCGCCCGCAGCGCCCCCGTGGCCGGCGCTGAATATCGAACGCCGTCCGCTGACGGCGCTCGTCCCGTACGCACGCAATGCGCGCCTGCATTCCGACGCGCAGGTGATGCAGATCGCCGCCTCGATGCGCGAATGGGGCTGGACGCAGCCAATCCTCGTCTCGGAAGACGACACGATCATCGCGGGTCACGGCCGCGTGATGGCGGGTCTGAAACTCGGGCTCGACGATGCGCCCGTGATGGTCGCGCGCGGCTGGAGCGAGGCGAAGATCCGCGCGTACGTGATCGCCGACAACCGGCTCGCGGAAAACGCGGCATGGGACCGCGAGATGCTGGGTGCGGAACTGGCCGAACTGCGCGACGCCTTCGACCTGTCGCTGACCGGCTTCACGGCGGGCGAGATCGACGCGATGCTGGTGACCGACCTGCCGGCGCTCGGCGTCGAGTATGACGAGGGCGCGGCCGCTGGCGTGAAGATGGTCACGTGCCCGAAGTGCGGTACCGAGTTCCCGAGGTGATGCGATGGCGTACCCCGACCGTCTTGCCGCCGCGTGGCAGGCGCACCTCGCACCGCGTACACCCGATGCGCCGACCGTGGTGTCGACCTTCGCGGGTTGCGGCGGGTCGAGCCTGGGCTACTCGATGGCCGGCTTCGACGAACGGCTCGCCGTCGAGTGGAACGAGAAGCAGGCCGCGTCATTCGTAGCGAACTTCCCGGACGTGCCGCTGCATCTGGGCGATATCGCGGATCTCACCGACGAGAATGCGCTGCGTCTCGCGCGCGTGGCGCCCGGTGAACTCGACGTGCTTGACGGCTCGCCACCGTGCCAGGGCTTTTCGCTCGCCGGCAGCCGCCAGTTCGAGGACGGCCGCAACCAGCTGTTCCTCGAATACGTGCGGCTGCTGCGCGCGTTCGCGCCGAAAGCGTTCGTGATGGAAAACGTGCGCGGCATGGTGATCGGCAAGATGCGGCTGATCTTCGCGGAGATCATCCGCGAACTGAAGGCGACGGGCTATCAGGTCAGCGCCCGCGTGCTGGTCGCGGGTTACTACGGCGTGCCGCAGATGCGCCCGCGCATGATCATCATCGGCATCCGCAACGACCTCGCCGCGGCCGGTATCACGCCGTCGCATCCGGTCCCGTTCGCCATCGCGCCGACGGTGCGCGAAGCGTGGCACGGCATCGAGAACACGGCCGACGAGATCGACGTGGCTAAATTCGCCACGACCCGCCTGGTTGACCGGCTGCTGTACCGCATGAAGCCCGGCGAGTACGGCGACCGCTACCACCCGAACAAGCAGCTTTACGGTCTGTACCGGCTCGATCCCGACCGGCCGAGCCCGACCCTGCTGCGCAACGGTGGCGCGGGCGGTGCGTGCGAGGCGTGCCATCCGAGCGAGCACCGCCGCATCACCATTGCCGAGGCCAAACGCCTCGGGTCGTTCCCCGACCCGTTCGTCCTGCGAGGCAGTTTTCCGGAGCGCTGGGCCGCTATCGGGAACTGTGTGCCGCCGCTGTTCATGCGGGCCATCGCGGCACACGTCCGCTCACTGCTCGCACACACGGAGGAACCACATGCCGCAACGGCCTAAACCGACCGCGCTGCGCGTGATCGAGGGCAACCGCGCGCGCCGGCCGATGCCGAAGAACGAACCGAGGCCGAGGCGTGGCATTCCGAAGCCGCCTGCGCATCTCGATTCCTATGCGCTTGCGGAGTGGGACCGTATCACACCCGAACTCGATGCCATCGGCCTGCTCAGCACGATTGACGGTACGACGCTGGCCGCCTACTGCCAGTGCGTGTCGCGCTGGATGCAGGCCGAGGAAGCGATCCAGCGGATGAAGGCGCGCGACAAGCTGACCAGCGCGCTGATGATCAAGACCAGCAACGGGAACGCGATACAGAACCCGCTGATTGGCGTGGCTAACCGTGCGATGCACATGGCGATCCGTTTCGCCGCCGAGTTCGGCATGAGCCCGGCCGCGCGCGCACGACTCGACGCACTACCTCATGAACCGGACCCGCAAAACGAGCGGAAAGAAAGCTACTTCTGATCCGGTGACGCAGTACGCGTCCGATGTGGTAGCCGGCATCATCGTCGCCGGGCCCCACGTGCGCGCGGCGTGTGCGCGGCACCTGGACGACCTGCACTTCGGGCCGGGCCGTGGACTGCGCTGGGACCTCGATGCGGCGCTGCGCGCGATCCACTTTTTTTCGGACGTGCTGTGTCTGAACGGCGGCGACTTCGAGGGCAAGCCGTTCGTGCTGCTGGCGTGGCAGACGTTCATCGTCGGCTCGCTGTTCGGCTGGAAGCGCGAGGACGACACGCGCCGCTTTCGCGAGGCGTACGTCGAGGGCGGCAAGGGCTGCGGCAAGTCACCGCTCGCGGCGGGCGTCGGGCTCTACATGCTGGTGGCCGATGGCGAGATGCGCGCCGAGGTCTATGCGGCCGCTACCAGCCGCGATCAGGCAATGATCCTGTTCCGCGATGCCGTGGCGATGGTGGACCTGTCGCCCGAACTGCGCAGCCGCATCCTGAAGTCGGGACGCGCCGAGCGCTGCTACAACCTCGCGTACATGCAGAAAGGCTCGTTCTTCCGGCCTATTGCGAGTGACAAGGACCGGCAGAGCGGACCGCGCCCGCACTGTGCGCTGATCGACGAGGTCCACGAGCACAAGGACCGCGCCGTGATCGACATCATGCAGG